TTGAGACATATTACCTGCCGCCGATGAATCGTAATCTAAGAATTGGTCATTTACGGCTTGGTAAATAACATCGCTCAACTTACGTTTCTGCGGAAGTCCTGCGCGGTCATAAGTAATAACCTTACCCTTAGCCCTCGATAATTCTTTTAATATCTGATACATTGTAATATCAAATATTGTATCAAAGTTCTGTATTTTCTCTTGTAATGAAACACGGGTGCCGTTAACGGTGTTGAAAATAAACCCATGATAAGAAGCACTTAATACCCTTGAAGGATTATCTTCACTTCTTTTTTGGAAATACTTTCTACGGCAATTAACATCTAATTCAGGTAGTCCGCCGATACGTGTTGCTTCGTATGTTTGCTCACTCCATTTTGTTTCAATTCCGTATTTACCGGCTTCAACGTTTTTAGCATGCACTTGCATCGCAGGTTCATATTTATCTGCGGTGATTTCCATAACGTAACTCCCGGTGGAATTATCAATCTCCATTTGTGCGTTAGTCTTTGGCGAAATCTTGTAGTATTCCGGGTCCCATGACTCCCACTCAATATGAATAACAGAACAAAGTAACTCTCCGTTTGTAACCTGTATCCATCTATTATCTCTATAATCATTTGGATTCTTTGCCATTGTATCAAGTAACCCAATTTGTTCATTAGTTAATTGATAGCGTTTTTTAATTTCGTGTATTGGTAATATTCTGCGACATCCGCGGATAGGACTTTTCTCTAAATAATCATCCCCTTCAATATGTTCATAAATCGCATCGCGCGGGTCAATTCTCTCATAATTAACATCTCCCTCTTCGTTAATTTCAACCATGCTATAACACATAGAAGTAATTAAAACATCTAAAAAGTTTTGTCCAATTTTTCTTTGTAAATCTAATGCCTTAACTTGTTCGTCTAATATAATTTGCATTATATCTTCGTCCTTGTCTTTAGGAGACATCTTGGCCCAAATAGGATCATCCTGTGATTGCGGGATAGGCGCGCCTTCCATTATATCAACACCGGCTTTCTCCTTCACATCAATAATTTCTTGCCTTGCGATCATAGCTCCGGTCATGAAATCTAACTGTGCCATTTTTTGAGAACGAGCCTCTATATTGGTTGTTTCTACTGTAGCAGTAAGAGGGCGTTTAAGCCATTCTCCCCATAGCAAATCCATCTTTGTTCTGCCTACGCGGTATGTAATATACTTTGCTCTGTTTTGTTTACCATAGGTCTTCTCTAACCACGCTAAACTAGATGCGTTTTTAACTCCGTTGTAAGAATTATAAAGCCGATCCATTTTACCGGTTATTCCATTGTAAGTAACTACAATGTCCTGAGCATAATCTAAATGCCTTTTATACCAATTGCTGTTTTTTTGGGATATGGGAATATTTTGTTCTGGAAAAGTCCTCATGCTGAATTAAAATTTAATCAAAAATAAGTAAAATTTTGATTATTTAGACTAATTCTAATTAACACGTCCAAAACCACCTCCATCAAACTCAGGATTGTCAACATCGTAATCTGCATCATCATTAGTTCCTCCCATTGTGTAATCCGGGAAATCGAATGTTTTATCATTGTCTTCTAAACTCATGTCCTTTGGCCTAATATCCGCCGATACATCTTGCATCAACGCTATGCCGTAACAATCCGCCAAGTCATTATCCGATCCAATCTCAACTTCGTCATAGTTCCCCAACTCGTTAATAAGTGCGGGGCCTTTATCGTTACTTGAATTAAACCAAATGTCTTGTATGTGATCCTCAATATTAGTCTGCATTAAAGCAACCATCCTTTGTTTACTGAAACCGGTTAAGCGTACCCAATAATCATGGTTTTGCTCACTCCCCTCCGATTCAAACGCTCTTGGGCGCGGTGCTAAAAACTTTACTCCACCGTGGTCTTTAAAATACTGAATAATTAACCCTGAAGCCACGTCACCCAATACATTGCCTACTATGTTATAGTAAACCGATAGCTGCAAACACAGCTCGTAAAACTTCTCTTTACGCTTAGGGCGCGTTCTTATCACCGCAACCGGTACTTTGCTTAAAGCTCCGCTTATTCTATTCTCTCTTATCAAAACCAACATGGCTCCTAATGACTTAGATGTTTTAGAAGTGTCTTGATCGTAGCTATCAATAGCGCCTACGTATAAATTAGTAAAATTCTTTCTAGGATGCTCAGAATCAATAATATACACTATTTCATCAGAGTCTTCGTCGTTTCTCATCGCCACACATTTCACTTGCAGCGGCATTTTAATCATGCCATTGTCATCTTTGATCCACTCCATTCGGTAACGTGAATATTTGGGGTGTGGTAGTGATGATATTCTGAAATCCTGCTCGTTTAACTTATCAATCGGAAAGTTATTAACATTAGTCTTTTTAAAAATTTCTTTTACGCTTATCGGGTTGTTCTGCAGGTCCTCGTTGTAAGCCTTTAAGTCACCAGCCTTTAACAGCTTCTCCCTATTCTTTATAATATCCTCTTCCGCGCGCTTGGTGTCCTCAACACCGATCAACTCAAACTCCTTGTTATTTAAATACAATTCAGAATCTTCAGGTAGTCTTCTTTGTTTATGCTTAGCCCCACCGTAATAATAAAATCTTGGAGCCAGTATCGGAAATTTCTCAAAATTAAAATCTTCAGCATGTTCCCAAACCTTTTTAAAATCTTTACTTCCCTTATCAATACTTCCGCCGGTTCCAAACGCAAAAAGCATCCCTTTCTGAATACTACCCGACTTTAAACAGTCTTTAGACGCTGAGAAAAACTCTAAAAACTTCTCGAACTCACCAACCTCTTCACAAATAATATCGTTCAAGTACAACCCTTTAAATATACCAGGATTAGTGTGTGCAGTACGGGCGTATATGGTATTCATAGTGCCTCTTTCTATATAATCTCCAGACTCATCTTTTATTCTGTATCCGGCAATAATTTCATCATCATTGCTCTTTAGTTTTTTGATCTTAAATTCAGGTGGCAATTTACTGTCCCCGAATCTCCACTTAGCTAAAAAGTCATCTACGTAATCTTTTTTACCAGAAGCGACGCCACCCTTATAGCCAGGAAAAAACCTAAAACCATAATCAATTACCATTGTATGAGTAGCCTCTGAAATACCTTTACGTCGACCTTTTGGGCAAATCAAATTCCTTCCGTTTGCCTTACAATACTCAATGTAATAAGCAAGCTCTAAGTGTAGATCCACCATATCCGGCGTAACAACACCTTCGATAGTGGACATGACTTTATAGTTCATATACCAATAAAACCTACCTGGCACCCATCCGATACCTGGACAGTCTACTCCGTGAATTATTTTATGTAATTCTTCTGACCAAAACGCAACGTACTGAGGCGTTCCAATAACACGCTTATCTCTCCTTGCATCAGCTTCTTTGGGTATACCGTTTATTGCAACGCTACACAATTTATTCATGAAGCCTTTACCTTTTATGTACGGAGCTTTATTTATCATCTTTACGCTTTTTTGCAGCCTTTAGAATAGAATCATATCTATCCGAATTAGCCTGCATATTTTCTAACCAACTAAGAGTTGAATCTCCCTTAATCTGTCCTTCGTCCTTCATTTCCTGTGACACCTCTTGCTCCAACTCGCGAATAGCTTCACGTAATTGCGAAATGGTTTTCATTAAGTTGCTATTAGATGTTGGAGAATCATCATCATATTCAGGAGATAAAAACCTCTGCGAGATCCTATCAAGCTTGGTCCTATACCGGTTAATCAACTCGATCTTATCGTTGTACTGTAAAGCTGTATAGGCTTCGATCGCCGCTTTGATCTTTGGTTTATCAAGTATATTAGGCACATTGTCGCCAAACGCCTCCCAAATAGAGTTATTCCTACGCTGTATCTCCGGTAATTGATGGTAGGGACTATGGTAGTCACAGTACATAATGATAAAGTAAATCTCTTTATCGCTTAGCACCCGCAATTCCTCTTTTAGCTTTAAAGCTTCGGGTCTGAGGACCAGCTTATCTTTGTCGTCTATGAAAAATAAATAACTCATTTCTTCTCCTCCGATACATCTACAAACTTAATACCCTTTGCATCTTCTAACGTTCTTCTGTCGATCACGCGCGGAGGATTTTCTATTCTTCTTTCTGACACATTCATGTGTGGCTGTGATGCCCACATCACCACCCCGTCCTTAAACTCGCTCATTATTGTTCTCATGGTCTTTCCTTTAGGAATAGAACATACGTCATAAATTAAAATGTTTTTTGTCATATCTCAAATGCGTTTTGGATTGGTTCTTGGTTATTAATTATTTGTCCCGAATATGTATCAAGTAATAACTTAACGTCATTCTTCATGTACATTACGGGGATCTTTGTGTGTGTTTTGAAGTCTGGAGCTATAAAGTGGATGTACAATTGTCTTACCTTCCGCCCGGTCAACTCCTCAAAAAAGTAAGCATAAATACTCAACTGAAAACTATACTTTACATAGTTACAATCTTGTAAATGATCGAATGGCGGATACAATCTCTTCTTGTACTTATTAAAATATTGAATTCCATTCGAGATATTGGTCTTAAAGTCCGCTAAATCAACCTCGCAATCCTTTCTGTTACTTATAGCACAAATCTTATCTGTGGTGCCTGCAATTCTGTATTTCTCATTATACAAACACACCTCGTTGTAATTCTTGTGGTATTCGTTATACTCCGCCGACACCGACTTAATAATTTCTACCAAGTCTTCGTTGTCCTTTAGTATCTGACCAGAATCAGAATACAATTCTAAGGCATTGTGAATACGCGTTCCATGATCTGCAGCAACCCTTCCTTTCTCTTTCCACTCCAATCTTGTTTCCGGAGTGGCCCTCGCATAAGCATGAGTGTCCTCAAACTTCTCAGCTATCATTTTAAGCAGAGCCGACACACTAATGTACTCATCGCCGTTATCGTGATAATACCTGTGAGATACCGGCTCTAACTTTACTTTATTTGGAAATAATGTGTGCATTATGGCTTATTAAATATTGGATAAATCTTAAAACGCAACTCGTTACAAACATAAATGCGACTCATTTCTTTGTCCATTTCAACATTAAACACCGACTGAACCAATTCATATTGCTCATCAGATATTAATAACTTGTCGTATTCGTCTTCCCATTGCTGACTATTCGTGTTTAACACCTTTCTAGGTGGCAAAATCCACATTTCGTATTTAGCATCCATTAATTCTTAGCTTTTACTGGTTGTGCGGGAATAACAACTTCCTCTCCGCTTAGATCAAATTCGTTTTTCTCTACTTCGATCTCTTTATACTCTGTAAACTCAGCATCCGCCGACGCTTCTTTTTTAAAGCCAACTTCGATAGTTTCTTTAGGCATAAATTCTTCTTCAACCGCCTGCAACTTGTTCTCGTCAATTTCTTCCATATCACCAGCATCTAACACCATCACGCCAAACACTTCTTCTAATGCCTTAATATGGAACGCCTTCTTCTCCTCAGCACTCATTTCTGAATAAGCATCATTACTAACGTGTTTGTCCTGTCCAGACTGCACCCAACGCACTACAAGCTCGTTATTATCAATAACAACCTTATCATTCATGTACAATTCTGTTTCTTCAACAATGGCACTTAGAATACCTCTCACCGCTTCAAAATTAGCATACCCGTCATCTTCGTTAACCAACGGCGTTTCTAATTTCATTCTTTTGTGATCGAGTACTGTGATCTCTCCGATCAGAGCAAATGATTCTGCTTCTAATTTAATACCGGTGACTTTGCAATCCGAAATAGCATAGTCCTTTTGCATCTTATCTTCGCTTCCGTCCAGTACACCCGCGATCTCCAATAAGAAATATCTTAATTCCCGGAACTTATTCTCTAAGTTCAATTGAATAGGTCGCTTGTATTCGGTTTTTGTTACCTCGCCTATTTTACCTTTGTTCTCGTCCATCTTAATGTAGTGGACCTCTAAGCCTTTGAATCCGCCAGCCTTTGTTGCAATTTTCCTGATGTTCATGTTTTATTTTGTTTTTAGATTATTTCTTTCTTTTATTCTTTACAAACCTTATTAATGCTTCCTTACCCAACAATATCTCGCCTACCTCGTAAAAGCAGATACCATCCTTATCCTCCGCCGGTAATTTATCCAATTCCTTATCACTCATCCCCAAATACTCACTATCCACTTCCTCCCCTACCTCGTTACTTATCCCTTCAATAATGCTCGAATAACTCCGCGGCTCTCCCTTATAGATCCTTTTTCTTTTAATCCTTTTTCTCATACACAATGTCTGTAACCGTCCTCCATGTATTTTTCATATCCATCAATATCCCTAAAGATCACTACGCTTGTTTTAACCCGCTGTCTATTCATGCGCATTCTGTGGCTCATTTCATCAATAGCCTCTCCAACACCCTCTTTTAACGGGAATATAGGCATGCTCACCACAACATCATATGGTAACATCTGGCCGGTGAAGTCTCTTGGCACCAGGTCATGCGCCTGCAGGTGGCCGATAATTTCAGGATCATTCTCATTTCTGGAATAAAGTTCGGCGGTGGCCATGGTGATTACCGTAGTGAAAACACCCACGATCCCGTATCTATCTATTACATTAATATCTTCCGTAAAGTTCATTTTTAACAAATATAAAGTTTTTAGATTAATTATACAATCCAAGATATAAGTAAGCCTACTAGGTATATGGTTGCTATGGTCATTTGATTCGTTTTTTATAATGTTCTGTTTCAACATCTTTGTTTTCAGGGTCTAACTGCTTCACAAGTTCGTAAACAAGTGGCTCTGTAATGTTCATTCCGTATTCAGCGTTTATAGCGTGTCCAAGTTGTATAATTATTTTACAACGAACACCTATGCTTACCTCATTCATTCTAAATACTTCGATTAATTCCTTCATAACTTCCCTATTAATTGGTTAATAAAATAAGCTGCTAGTCCTATCGTAACAGCCCTAAGGATTATATCTGCCGTTATGATTGCCATTGCAAACCATAAGGGGTAGTCTTGTTTTACTGTTACTTTTTTCATTTGTGTCTGATTTAAAGGTTATAATATACTTGTTCAAATAATTCATTCTTATAATCACCTACCGAATCAAAGCCCGTATTCTCTAAAGCAATTAAATATTTTGCCGTCTTAACTTGTTCGTGTAGCTTTTTCATTTGTGTTTGGTTTTAATTATATTCTTGATAATTTATTGTAGCATTAAATCTTCCATTTTCTTCGGTGAATTTTGGCGGGTAAATGGTTAAAATTACTTTTCCATCAAACACGTAATCAGTTCCGGCGTGTTCGTCAAACTTCATCATTCTTCTTACCTCAATTAAATGCTTACTTTCTTCTATACTAACAAATCGTTTTTGTTTTTTAAAGCAATTCATTATTAAATCTTCTTCTTTTTTAGCTAAATCTTTAATGTAGTTTTGCATTATTGATTCCGTATAAATACTCATTTGTGTTTGGTTAAAAGGTTATTTGTTAGACTTATCTGCGTTATACGTCCTTAATAGATTATCACAGTATTGATCGGATGGAATGTTTATTTTCTTTTCCAACTCCGCCTTTACTTTCTCTAATTCAGCTTTAAGCCTTTGGGTTTCTTGGTCGAGCTTGTCGTTAATCCAATTAATAATATCCATTGGGGTTCCCTTAACGACTATTACGCCTTTACTGTTTGTTTCGGTACATTCAATAGCGAATGCTTGTTTTATTTCCTCTTTTGTCATTGGTTTATGGTTTTACGGTATAAATACGCATCTGTTGTTGATATCGGCGCTGGCGTAACAACGCATTAGCACCATAAATTCTTTGTTCTTTTTGTGCAGATCAGAATCGCTTAATCCGCCTGAGTTTATTTCGGCGATCAGCTTGTCATTGTTGTGGCTAGTGCCATTGCTAATAGTGCTGCTTTCTTCATCTTATTTGGTTTTATGTGTTTCTTTGTAGTAAATTAACCACTGTTTAGTGTTGTTTATGCACGAATCCTCAAATTTATGTTCTGGAAAAGATGTTGTATCTCTAAACACATAACCGTATTTAGCGGCTTGTAACATATCGTTTTCGTCATATTTATGCTTTTCCTTTAGCTCGGTTAGTTCGGATTGGAGTTGTTTTAAATCTTCTGTTTGTAACTCCCTTAAACTGTTTATAACGGTTACTGTTTCTAAAAAGTGTCGTTCCATTCTTCTATTTTCATTATGACTTATTTCAATCTCCTTATCTTTATACGCTAATTCGGCTTTAATCCTTTGCGTTTCTTGGTCAGCGTATTCTTGCATGGCAATTAACGCATTATGGGGCTTTACAAACTCAACTCCTGAAAAGTTAGTTATTGTTTGCTTACTTAATATTTCCTCTCTTGTCATGATTTATGTATTTAGTCGTTATTATTTTTTCCCCACCATCGGCGGATACAACATTCTTATTATACCAGTCTATAAAGTCTACCAAACACGCCCACCAACACTCTATCCCTTTCATCTCAGCCACGCAAACACTATTCCTATATCCCTTTTTGCCAACATAAAGTATTTCAAGAGACCCCGGAGTAAATTCCATAGAAACCCCCCTAACAAGATAAACCTTCTCAACTACAGGCATCAACCAATCCCAACTCTCATGATACAACAACTCATGGGCAAATCCACAATCTGACTCAAACAATGAATCAAAATCCCCAGAAACAACCCTAACAGGGAAATTATACCCATTCAGATCTCCAGGACCCATTTTTATACCCGTGCCCATAAACTCAGCTATCAACCGGTTCCCTGTTATAATACACTCTTCTGTCATATAAATTCCTATTGATTACACAAAGATAATATAAATTATTTGATAAAACTATCAAACATAAAAAAATTTTATTTATTTTTTCTTGGAGGGGACTATGTGCACCTCCCCCCGATTTTTGGATTTGCCTGCCTTGGGGGTGGGGTGGTTTTTTGGTTTGGAATTTGGGAATTGGTTTTTTGGTGGTTAAAATGTGGTTTTGGGTTTTGTATTTGTTTGTTAGGGTTTTTGTTTTGGTGTTGTGGGTTTTGTGTTTGTTATTTATGTTCTATCTATTATAAATGTAATTAAGGTCAGGCCGTCCGCGGGTTGGGTATTGTGTTATATATCCCTGTTCATGATCCTCTGCATGGTGTGTGGTCCATCCGCGGGTTGCCTCTGCTCTTTACTATTCAATTACAATCCTGTAACATTTTCGCCCTGCCTTAAAATATTACAGCCCTGTAACGTTTTGTCTTCCTTGTATTACCATGGCACACCCCTGTATTTATAGCCATGGCACCGGCGGAGGGCTTATTTAGAATCGTTCTAAATATTGATTATCAGTGTATTATGGCATGGTTATTGATATGCCCCCTTAATTAGAATCGTTCTAAATTTCATTAAATATATGTTAAATTTGATATTTATTGCAACTTTTTTACTACATTTACAGTATAAATAGTAAAGCAGTACAGCAATATTAACCAATTAAAACCTAATACCATGAAAAACACACTAAAAAAACAAGAGAGCCACGCGTTTAGAAAAGACGTATATTTATTGGGCCAAGATAAAGAAGGCGTTAAATACTGGTTAGAAGCCCCAAAATTTGATTGCGGGTGGTATTGGGGGTTTGGTTATGTTGAAACATACACCAACAACGACAACCCAAGCAAAGCTAAAGACATTAACAGCCACAGCCACATTGATAGCTCATTTACCGGAAAGATCAATGGCAGCGAATACATACACAATATTTACGACTGCCCAACATTTGAGTTAACAACATTTGACAAGAACGAAGGCTGGAAATTAAGCGAACTATTTAAACAATTCTATTTATTAAAAGATATGGCCGCTTTTTGCCATAAAGAATTACCAGGTTGCCATATTACAACCTCACCAGTTAACCACGGAGACTTAAAAGACTTGAACAAGCGAATCAACGAGGTAATGATCCCCGCGATTACAGCTAAGATAATTGAGATATTAAAACCTTAAAAACGCCTAAACACCGCTTTAAATGAGTGAAAAGAGTAAAACCCCGTATTTAACGGCACTTTTTTAGCACTTCACTGAGTAAACAGTATAAAATAACACACAATTAACACGTTCTTTTATCCCTTATTGCATTGCTATATTAGGTACATAATTCTCCCTGTTCCCTGTATTATGGTGTTTGTGGTGATTATAAGGTGTATTTAATAGGGTGAATGATAGTAGGGGGAAATGAGTGATAAAATGAGTATTAACAGTTAAAAATCAGATAGTTATGAAAACGGTATATGAAGTAAGAAATAGTTTTTGGGCTGCGTTCCCTGAGTTTAGACAGTATTACGTTAGGGGTAAAAGACAGAACAGTTATAATACAGATATTAGATGTTCCTTTGTTGAGTATGTTGATAGTTTAGTTAGGGATAGAGTTATTAGTGAGTCATTGGCAAAGAGAGTAACTTTATAAAGGGTTGAGCCGTCCGCCGAGTGTGCCGGAGAAAATTTAAACCCTTACAACCGTGTAACATTTTGATAGTCTTTAAAAATATTACAGCCCTGTAACTAAATTAAAAAACAACGTTATTAATATAAACCAATAAAAACTAGAAACCATGAAAACCATTAAAGAGCAAATAATCGAAGCATTGCAAGAATACGAAGGAACCGACTTTTTAGTTAACGACGAGTTAATTGAGTTCATTGAAAACATAAAAGAACAGCCAAAAGTTTATTATTTCATGTTCGGGGAGGATGTGTGCAGAGCGTACCACGAAAACGAATTCGAGGTGGTTCTTAAAATGATAGAAGAAGGAACTGAATTCAGCATTCATAAATTCATAGAAGGCGAACACCCTGAAAACATAATGGAGGCGGGATCTGGCTGGATGGATTATGCTATAATAACAGAAGAAGAATACAACGCGTTAAACGAACTAGACTAAACAACACTAATCAATTAAAACCCCTAACCAATGAACTTTAAACCCTTAACAATGGATGAGATAGTTAATATAGCTATTGACTATTTGCCTAACTAATGTTGGGACCGTCCGCCGAACCAGATCAAAATTTTTAACCCATTAACCACTAACACCATGACCATAAGAATGAAACTAAGGCTAATGATGCGCGAAGAGAACGCCCTCAATTATGCTCCGGCCGCCTTAATACGGGACTAATAAGGCAAACAATTAACAATTTAAAAACCAGAAAACATGGCAAATTTAACAAAAGCTGAAAGGCATAACAGAATGATGGATCGAGTTTATGATACATACAAAAAACAGGAAGAAGCAAAAAAAGACATGCTCCCAACCATAACAGAATACAGTCATTTTTTAGATGAAGCGCAAAAAAGGCTAAAAATAACTAGAGACGAGGCGCGCGACAAATACGGAAGATACACACACGGACAATGGAAAGAACTATTAAAACTG